CTCATCATTATGAGATATACAACTTAGTCTCAAGGACTCCTAGATTTCTAAATTTAGAAAATTAGCGTTACACTGCATTGTCATTTTAATTACTAAAACAAAACGTAATTAAAACATAGCATATGTGTTATACACCTATTTTCTTATTTATACTTTCTAACAAACTTTAGCTTCTTTCGAAGGCGAATATCAAAACGAATCTTATTTATTAACATATATTTACATGATTCTTATTCGGAGTTTATTTTATTTATATCGGAGTCTGATTGTCAGTCAATCTCTGAACGTGCTTCTTATAGCTACGAACAGGATCTTCTAAGACCAAGGGCAAAACCTTATTTTGCTTTTGATGCCACAATTTATACCACTCAAGCGGTTTCATATCAACATGTTTAGATTTATTATAAGCATTTAGCCATAATTTCTGATTTTTCATTAATTTTCTAATTGATAATCGTGCCGAGACGGAGATGAAATTGTCATCAATAATAGTGAAGAACTCACTAAGGGGCTTATCGCGCCAAACGTACTCTACGAGGGAAGAGTAAACTTTTTGATTTTCCATTAAAAGGTTATAATTAACATCCTCATCTTGAGAGATAAGAGTCTGAAAATCTGGGATTTCCAAAGTCAAATCCAACTCTTTCGCATATTTATTTGTGTATTTTGAAATTATATCATCGATTAAACAAGTTTTCGATAAACAAACACTTTGTGGTCGTTTGTTCTTCTTATTCATGTTCTGATAAATTTCTCTTGCGCATTTGAGTTGATCAAGTGTAATCTTCTTTTCGAAGTCTGGGCCTGGATCTAATCCGAGACCACCCAGCCAAAAAGGAATATAGAATGGCATTCCGGCAAGTTCTTTTGATAATAGATACTTGTTATGATAGCTTTTAAATAGGTAGTCAAGATCGTCGTAGAAGAAACTAAATCCTTTAGTTAATTCTTTGTGACACCAGCCCATACGGGAAGTTGCCTCGATCACATCTCTTTTCCTTTCAGCTTCAGGATTACTTTTAATACCTGGTTTCTCTTCTGTTGAAGCAGACCTAACCATGCCTTTCATTAAACCAAAATTCACGAACGGGACCTCTGTAAATTTGAGATCTTTTCTGTAGTTTTCTGTTAGTTCGTTTGATGTTATTAAAAAGGTTCTAGAATTCATTTCCACAAATTCTTTTGACTTAAAAGTTTTACCAATTGAGTTAAATAGTCCGACCATAGCCGAAGTACCAACCCAATGTTCAATTCTCCTAAGCGGGAAGCAGCAATCATCACCATTAATCAGTCCTGGAAAATTCTTACAAAGAATCTCGCATTTCCGATCCAGCTCGATTGCCTTTCGACATACAGTTAAATTAACGATGCAAAGAACCACAAAAGATAAAATCTTACCCATTGGTTGTGCCTCTTTTTGGTCGCCTTGGAATACAAATTCCTCGTAATCTAATTTACCTGATCCATATCGATCCCTAAAACTATAACGTACTTTATTATCACATAAAGACCTCACAGCAACTTGTCTAACATATTCTGGTAACTCTAACTGTTCACAAATCGTAGTAATACACTTTCTAGTATACTCACCAATCATCATGTTAGTAGCGTTATCATAATCTCCTGAAATCATAAATTCATCATGGTGCAGTCGTTTGATTACTCTTTTCAGATCGAAATCCGATAGAGGTCCTCCTGTAACCGCAAAACAATTAAATTTTAATAGTGTTTTCGACAAGTATTTCTGCAAGGGTTTTAGTAACCAAGTTTCTAATCCATCGCAAGTTGTTATCCCTCTCACCTTAAGAGCTTCTTTAAGTCCTATGGGAGTGATATTTGAGTCATAAGATA